AGCAGATGGCATCATCATGTAGATTACACCCGATTCAAAAAGCAAAAGCTGATCCGCAGGGATGATCTTGAGATCACAAGCACCAAGAATGAATACGGCATGGTAAGAAAAGCCAAGCAAGGGGAATCGTCATGAGCGAGCAGAGCGGTGCAGGCCGTCCGCCAGTTGTCCTCGATGCTGATCAGGTAAAGCAGGTCGAAACCCTCGCGTCAGTGCTGAGCAAGGCGCAACTTGCTGATTATTTTGGCATTTGTGAGAACACCTTCAGGGAAATCGAAAAGCGACAACCTGAAATTTCTGAGGCATATAAAAGGGGTCGGGGTAAGGCTATTGCAGGCGTAGGGTCGAATCTGATCAGTCAAGCAAGGAATGGCAACGTATCAGCAGCGATCTTCTACCTGAAAACTCAGGCCGGATGGAAAGAGACCGTAGAGGTGAACAACAACCTTTCCCAGCCGATCCCGATCCAGATCGTCAAGCCTGATGGCACAGATTAAGCCAACGGTTCCCCAGTATCGACATCTGATGTCCACATCCGCATTCCCCGCCTTTGTAGCGGGGTTTGGCGCAGGGAAGACTGAAGCGGCGGTGCTGAGATCAGCAATCGGCCTGTTATCGAATCCCGGAAGCAACAGGGGGTTTTATGAGCCGACATATGACCTGATCCGAATGATTGCATGGCCCCGGTTCGAGCAAATCTTCACGCAGTTGGGCGTTCCGTACAGGCTGGCAAAGTCTCCGGTAAATCAGATCGAAGTTCCGGGATACGGGAACATCATCTTCAGGTCGATGGACAACCCGCACCGAATCGTGGGATATGAGCATGGCGATGCCGACATAGACGAACTCGATACGCTCCCTCCTGATGATGCTGCGCAGGTCTGGCGGCAGGTGCTGGCAAGGAACAGGCAGAAAAAGGCAAACGGCAGCAAGAACACCATAGGCGTATCCACTACGCCGGAGGGCTTCCGATTTGTGTATGAGATGTGGGGCAAGCAGCAGAATCAAGATTACGAACTGATCACTGCTGCAACGTACTCGAACCCATATCTCCCAGACGGCTACATCAAGTCACTGGAAGATGCATATCCGCCCCAGTTGCTGAAAGCGTATCTCGAAGGGCAGTTCGTCAACCTGACATCAGGAACAGTATATGCCAGCTTCAGCAGAACCGCCCATGACTCAAACGAAGAGGTCAGGAAGGGTGAGGCAATACTGGTCGGCTGCGACTTCAACGTCACGAAGCAATGCGCGGTTGTTTATGTGCGCAGGAACGGAGAGCAGTTCCACGCTGTCGAAGAATTTGTCGATATGTACGACACCCCGGAGATGATCCGCATCCTGAAGGAACGATTCCCGGATAACAAGATCACTGTTTACCCTGACGCATCAGGCGCAGCAAGGAAAACGGTCAATGCCTCGATCTCGGACATCGCCCTGTTGGAACAGGCGGGATTTGAGATAAGGGCAAACAAGACCAACCCCCGAGTCAGGGACAGGGTGAACGCAACCAATTCAGCATTTTCTCACGGCAAGCTGTATGTGAATACAAGGAAATGCTCAACGCTTTCTGCCGCATTCGAGCAGTTGGCATACGACAAGAATGGCGAGCCGGACAAGAAATCAGGGAAGGATCACATCACTGATGCTGGAACCTACCCGGTGGCATTTGAGATGCCGATCCTGAAACCAATCGCCCACATTCCCATCAAATTCTCAATGTAGGTGCAACCATGCCCGTCAACAAAACACATCCAGAATACGACCTGTTCCACCCGAAGTGGAATCTCACCCGCAACGCATCAACCGGGCTTTACGGCAAGACTGCCAAAGCCTTTGTGCAAAAGCGATCAGGTGAAGATGACATCAAGCACAATGCTCGGGTCGAAAAGGCCATATACACCAACTACACCGGCAGGACACGCGAAGGCCTGAAGGGCGCAATCTTCCGCCTGTCTCCGGTGACGGCCATTCCACCTGACATCGAGCCGATGATCTGGGATTGCGATGGCTCCGGGCGATCCATTGAGGGTCTGGCAAAGTTCGCAGTGGATGAGGTTCTGGAAACAGGGCGCATAGGCTTTCTGGCTGATTACCCGCAGGCTCCCGAAGGCTTGACGGCAGCAGAGGTGAGCGCATTCGATCTCAGGCCGACAATCGCCCCTTACACTGCTGAGACCATCATCAACTGGAAGAGTGCAACCATTGGCGGCAAGAACAAGCTGGTGCTGCTGGTGCTGAAGGAAATGGCCCCATCATCCGATGATGAGTTCGGTCATGAGTCTGTCGAGCGTTACAGGGTTCTGCGACTTCAGCCGGAAGGATATACGCAGCAGATGTATGGCGCAGATGGTGATCCGATAGCAGAGCCTTTCCTTGTCAAACGGGCAGATGGTTCACGCTTTGACCACATCCCGTTTTACTTCGCAGGGGCAAGGGACAACCAGCCGGACGTTGACGATCCTGTCCTGTACGACATCGCCAAAATCAACATCGGGCATTTCCGCAACTCTGCTGACCACGAATCCAATCTCTCGGTTCACGGTGGTGGCACGTTGGTGATTTCAACCAGCATGAGTCCGGAGCAATTCGCAGCAGCAAACCCTGCCGGTGTAACCATCGGTGAGAACTCAGGGCTGATCCTGTCAGAAGGCGGCAAGGCTGAACTGCTGCAACTGAACGCTGCGCAAGCGATCAAAGAGGAAATGATCCACAAAGAGGAAATGATGCTTCAGCTTGGTGCGAAGATCATCACCCGACAAGGCACACAGAAAACGGCAGAGGAAGCCCGGATTCAGGCAACCAGTGAGAACTCGATGCTAGACACTGTGGTGGGGAACATCTCCGAAGCCATCACCAATTGCTTGTATGACTGCCGCCAGTTTGTCAGCGTTCAGGAGGTTGACATTGAGTTCGAGCTGAACCGCGACTTCTGGGAAAACGGTCTCAATCCGCAGGAAATCATGGCAATGATTCAGGCGCATGATCTGGGCGTAATGCCGAAGGTTCAGATTGTCCGCAGGCTGAAAGACGCAGGCTGGATTGATGGCGATGAAACCCCGGAAGAAATCCTGCAATCAATCAGTGAGCAGTCACCAATATGACACCAAACGAAAAGCTGGTCGATACCATGACCCGGCATCAGATATTTGTCCAGCGGTATGCAGGGGGAGAATTCAGGAGGGTGTTTGCCCTGCTGAAGGAAATGATATCGGATGTCAATGCAAGGCTGATCGCTGCTGAGTCCCTGTCACAAGCCAAAAAGCTGACAACAGAGCTGGCTGCAATTACTGACCTTCTGGATGACGGGTTGAGCAAGATGGAGTCCGGGATTCTGTCCAATATGGACGATCTGGTAAAATACGAAGCCGAATTCGCAGTCAAGGCCCTGACAACGGTCTCCGGGCTGAAAGCTGCGCTCCCGGAAGACTCAGCATTGACCGCCATTCTCACCAATCGCCCCATGAGGCTCGTCACAGACGCTGGAGTCGATTTTGTGACCGTAGGCAATGCAGCATCAGCCTTCAGCAGAAAGTCGAAGGTAGAGGTTCTCAGGGCCATACAGAACGGGTGGGTGAATGGCTCCGCAGTTCAGGACATGGTTCGGGAATTGACCTCGATCACCAGACGGAAGCGGAATCAGGCCGAAGCACTGGTCAGGACTGCTGTCAACCACATCGGGGCAGAGGCTCGCGATGCATCATTCGAGGCCAACGGGGACATCATTGTCGGCAGGCGTTATGTTGCCACACTGGACTCCAGAACAACGCTCGGGTGCGCGTCACTGGATGGTGAGGTATTCAAGACCGGGGAGAACGCCCCATCACTCCCAAGGCACTGGAACTGCCGTAGCGTCTATGTGCCTGTCCTCGACCCCAAGTTCACGGGAACCATCAAGGGCAAGGGCAGAGCCAGCAGGGGCGATTCTGGGAAGACTGAGTATGTATCCGGGAAGACAACCTACAGCGGGTTCCTGAAGCGGCAGTCAAAGGATTTTCAGGTCGAGGTTCTGGGCGAGGAAAGGGCGAAGCTGTTTCGATCCGGGAAGGTGACGCTGGACAAGTTCGTGGATTCGGACGGGAGAACCCTGAGTCTGGATCAACTCAGGGCGCGTGAAGGGTTAACGCTTTGACTGGTTGCTACCTAACCATTATTGAATCGTGGTCTTTGCTAATGGACATTGTCCTAGCGCGGAACCCGTCAGCACTGACAACAACTAACCCTTGCCAGTATTTATAGCCTTGAAAGCCTGTCAGCATTCTTGGCTTGCGTTCCCAAGCTACAGCCAGATTGCTGCACTGATTGTTTTTGCTGATGATTCGCTTTGCATCAGTTAAGGTTGGTTTTTTAATGGTCATGTTGTCTCTCCGGGGTTGTTTTTAGTCAGTGGGGTAATACTCGCATGATCCGATCTGGCAAGTCAACACTTTTCGCGAAATTATTTTTCACCCGGATCATTCTGTTCCTGATTCGGCAAGCAGAATATTGAATGCTGCTGCTGCCACGATTGGTACTTGACCGTTCCCAATGGCTTTAAGTCTGTCCACCCTAGAGGCCAC